TTATTTGAGTGATTCTGTGTCAATTTCAACTTCAAATATGTCTGGCTTAATTTCAGTCCGGATAAGTGATTTGATTAGATGGTAATTGCCATAAGCAAACACTTTCCGCTTTACGTGTAAATTTGAAATATGATATCCAAAAGCTTTAAAAACCCATTTGAATCCAATTGAATTGATCCGGAAAGAAAACCATTTCCACCAATATTTTAAATGCACGGCAGGGATTTCAATTGGCGCAGGATCCTGTGACATGTTTTTCCCTGCAACGATCCCGGTGTACAACAACCCATAAAGCTTTGACTGATCATCTTCGAAGCAATGGGCTGTTTTGATTTCGTTTCGGACCAATAAGGGCAATGGTATTGCATCAATTTCAATGATCGAAGTTTTAGTATCTGTTTTGAAGTTTTCATACACATAACCCGCTGCCGATTGATAAACCTGCTTAAAAGTGTATTTGTAGGTGGCTTCGTTCGGAATTGTAACGTCGCGAAATTTCAAATTAAATGACATTCCTTTTTGAAATCTTCTGGTAGGATTTTTAACTTCCCAATGTGAAAGATCCATAGCGTCGACAAAATTAATTTCGTCCTGGATCCGATTCATAACAATTTGATTTCCGACCGGTGTGAAATCGTAATTAAACCAATTCTTAATGACCTTAACATATTCCCCAAATGTCATATCTGCCACGGCTTTGGTTAAATCTACTTTATCTTCATTTTGGATTGACGGGATGCCATGGCCGTCTACGTCATATTCCTCTATCAGTACTACTGTTAATTCGATACTCTTATAGAATGTTCCAATTTCATTAGTGTACCCATGTACAGAATTTGCCCTTACACTTAAATTGTTGATGGGTGAAGATGTTGAAATGAATTCAACTTCAATGTTCCATGAATTATTAGAAACGAGATCAGGCGCACTCCAGATCAGCGTATCGTTAAAAGCAATACCTGCGGTCGGTCCATTTTCCGGAGGCGTATTGGATCCATACACTCCGTAAGTCGAAATTGTTCCAACAATGAGATACCTACCCCATATTGGAACATCCACGATTGTTAGATGGACAGGGATATAACCTAAAGACCCAAGAACTTGACCGATTGGATGTGTGTAATCATTAAAAACTGGAATCTCAATTGGCTCTCTTTTTTTATAATATTCTGTTGGTGAAAAAAAAGCTAATTTTTGCATGGTTGGATCGCCAAGAATATCGCCGGCTAATTCAAAACCTTCATCAGCAAATCCTCTTTGAAGAATGTATAATGCGAAAATTGCAGGCTGCATAATATTTTTGTTTATCGAATTATTGCCTACAAAAACATTTTCTATGAATGCATCATCTTTGTAATTATTTACAGTTCCTTCGAAATCGAGCCAATAATTATCTTCAGTATCTATGTAATCAATGTGAACAGCCGGAAAACAAAAATTAACTTCTGGCCAAACTTTATTTACCATCGCAGCCGCATACTGATAGATCGTCGTGCCGTGCGGCAACACAATTTTGAAAAGTGATAATTCTGAAAGCTTTTTATTCCAGGACGGAAATTCGTCCAATCCAGTTTCATAAACGCATTGCAATACATTGTCATTAACTTCCTGAACCTCAAACTCAGCATCGGAAATTACGTTATCCTCAACATACTTCAAAGGGTATAATGTTTCCGGAAAAGTATTATATCGTGAAATAAATCCAAGAGCAACGTCGAGGTCTTCTTCAAGGTCAATATTGAATGGAAAAGAATACCTGGAAAAAAATGTATCTGAAAACCAATTATTTTCGGTAGCATCAGATATTTGGAAATTTCCAAGATCAATTTCAAATTTAGAGTGTATAAGTTTCCTGGCCATATTTTTTATTTATTTCAAATTCTATCGCATATTCGATAAGCTCGCGATCGCTGTCCACGTTGACAATAGATTTTGCAACCGGTCGAAGATTTATTGTCCCGTTTGAATGGTCGAGCCAAGCACGTTTTGCCATCATCAGGCTTTCAATTGAATCGATATCGGTATTTAGTAACCATCCGGTATTTATAATTAGTTTGACGTCTTTCGTAGTATCAAGTATTTCTAAAGCTTCAACCAGGTTGGTGTATAATTTTTGGGACTGGGTAATAAATTCAGATTTAATCGAAAATCCACCGGTACAATCAACCACATCCTGCAATAAAAATTCATTTTCCCAAACAATTAAATTGGATTTTCTTTGTACAGGAAATACGATATATGTTTTTGAAGAAACTATGGCGTCAGATTGATCCAGCAGAAGATATTCTATCACATCGCCTTCAACATTATTTGCAAAAGAGAATTTTTTACAAACAATGCTTGGACCTTGGCTAAAAAGAACAACGCTCGATATTTCAACGCCATTTTTCTTAGTAGCGAGTTTAAAAGAGCCATCTAATAAAATGTTCAGATATGCGTATGAGGTGGATAACACCCGTTTTGCCTTTGGATTAAATTCTAAAAAACCAGACCCTGACATATTTCTTCCCAAACCGGCAACAAATAAAACTTGATAGGCACTGATTTCTCGTATAACGGAACTATCAGAAATTTTCTTTTCTGCAACTGAGAGCTCTAATTTTGCGGGGGCGCACTGAAAATCATTAGAATTTACATTGTCAAAACGATTCATCAAAGCGTGGATCACAGTTCCAATATTAAATTTTGCACTGCCATTGAACGGAATAAACTTTTCAGCAATTGGAAATTGCTTTTGATTGTTTGTGAAAAAATCGAATGTTGTAATAAGCGAAGTCACCTGAAAATATACATCGGTGTTCGAAGATGACAACTGAAAGAATTTCTGGTCAAGAGTAAAAGCAATTTCATCCTGTTGATAGGGAGATTGTATAAAGTCCGACAGATTGTAAATGACGTCGGTTGTCAAAGTTTGTTCGACACCATTAATGATCGACGTCAACGAAACAAATCCGGTATATATTCCGGCAGACATATTAAGTGTCGGTATGGGATGGACGAAGAGTTTTTCTGAAGTAACGCCTTGAACAGTGACTTCTCTAATTTCAGTTATGAGCCAAGGTGAGGCTGAAATAATGTAGTCGCCGGCACAAAGAAAATTAATCTGCTGAGCCGGTGCTTCAGAAAACCCCTTTGTTGCATTAAACATCAATGTGTTGGGGCTGAGAATTAATGTATCCGGCATCAGAACTTCAACGCTTATGTTAATGTATCCGACAATGGTAGAAGTTCCAGCAATTACTTTGAGTTGTATCTGAAGAACAGTTGGATCAAAAACGCCAATTTGATCGTAAAAATCACTTAGTTGAATTGATAAACTTGCGGAAATTCCCGAAGTATTTGTGACTTTTTGGTACGTTCCTGTTGCATCTGTAATTTGAGTAACTACGGATCCCATCGAACTACTAGACAAAATAATTTTAGGGTCACCGACTACCGTCCAGTTATCACCGCTAATCGTAATACCTCTTGCAGGTAATGGATTTCCATAGGTATGGCGCATGAGAATATTGCTTGGACTTATAAATACCGGTTGATTTTTCACCGTTAATCTTATTCGATATTCAAACATCCGATCAGACGCGCTTCCCAAATCTAACCAATTTCCGTCCTGAAGGACTTGCACTTTGAAATAATGATAAAATGAATATTGTCCAGGCGTTAATAGATTTAAGTTTTGAAGTACCGGTGTGAAACTAAATTGCTTATTGTTTTCAACCAACGCAATTGGAAAACCCATCGCGTTTGGATAACCAAGATTCATATAACTTGTCGGGTTTACCCAGTTAATAGTATTACCGCTGTGATAACTTTGATATGCCCACAGCCGTATTGGATAAATCGTCGGTAATGGGAAAAAATCTTTAATCTTAAAAACGATTGTTTCCATTACCGGAACAAGTCCCAGATTTGGAAAATAGAAAATTTCGTTTATAAAAGGATTAGGCAGCGGACCCCAGTCCTGAAATTCAGGTGTGGCTTCTCCTTTATTATTTATCGGATTGCTTGAAATTATAAGGTTCATAATGTATCTTCAGGGATTAGGTTCAATGATTGTAAATATATATTCTCATGGGTTACAAGGCTGATGGTATCTGTCATCCACACCTCAAAGTAGAACCCGTTAGGATAAAATAGTATTTTGTTTTTGAAGCCTATCCATTTAAATTTGTTGGTATCGCAAAACTCTTTGAGCCACCTGAAATAATCCTGTTGATTGGTTTCAAAAACAATGTTGTCAATATTCTGCGAAAGTTCTCCCTGCAATATTGCTGCAGCTCTTCCCGATAGGACAAAATGCTTTTGAACCTTCTGGGAATCTTCATCCGGATCATCGGTTGTAAATTCTTTGGCCATGGTTTCGTACAGAAAATCTATTTGAGCATTAAGTCTGGGATCTTTAAAAATCGATTTAGATGTGAAACTCATTATTTTGCTGATTTTTGATTTAATTTTTCATATTCCTTCATTCCATCTTTTAGGTTTTTCATTGAGCGCAGATCTTTATTTGAGACTTTAGCGATGATTCCCTGTTCTTTAATCTCGCGCATGACCTGAGTGTTTTCTGAAAGGATTTTAAGCGCCATTTCTAAAATTCTGGACGTATCAGAACTTCCGGAAGATGAATCGGTTTTCGAAGATACCGGCACTTCATAACGCTTTGTCGCTTCATTATATAATCCTTCCTCGAATCCACGAACTCCACGCAGCTCGCGCATTAATGCATCCTTAACCGGCGAAGACATTTGTGACCAGGCTTTATTGTCAATGATCATTTCCACTCCTTTTTCGCCGGCCATGAAAACAGTGGGTTTTTTGACTTCGCCACTCCTCGCCTTTCCTCCCCAAGTGGTCTTGAAAACTTTGCCGTCCTGCTCGCGCATGGTTCTGTCATTGTACAAACCTTTTTCATAACCTTTTGCTGACGGAAGCGGTGTTTTAAGAACCGTTGCAGCCTGTATCGCTCCGGTTGCAATGACCAGCGCTGAAAGCAGCGCTGCCGAAACACCAAAGTCAGCGTAATTGGTTCCACCACCGGTTGACATTACAGACATGACACCTTTAGCTGTATTGGCGACGATTTCCATTAAAGCAATCGTACGATTTCGCTTGGCCTGCTTCAATTCGATTTCGGCTTTCTTTTTGTCATATTCCCGGTCAAGGCCTTCAACGGCTTTGTTGTATGTTTTTTGAGTCATGAATCCGCTGTCGAGCAACTTCTTCAGGCGCTCTTTCTTTACATTGTTTGCGGTTTGATTATTTTGAAGCTGCACTTTTTCTTTTGCTTCGACCAAAGCCCCGTATTGCGACCACGCATTTTGTAACGCTCCAATTACCATTACACCTGCATTCATTCGTTCCCAGAAAGTATCGAGGTGTGAATAAGCAGTTTGCCACTGTTCAGGTGTGTAGCCTAAAATATCAACACCATTTTGGCTTTGGAATAATTCACGAGCTGCATTATCTTTTGCTTCGAGTTCAGGGTCAGTGAAACCTTTGGTGTTTTTTGGTTGATTTTTTCCGGAAGTTGCTTCGACTAACTTGCTGTGAAGATTTGCAGCTTCTTCAATTTGCTTTGTAAATCTTTCTCTCATTTCAGGAGTAAGCAAGTCCAAATCAATTCCTTCAAAAGTTTTGGCATTCATAATCGTCTCAAGATTTTTGATGAGACGGTTTAGAAATTCTTTGTCCTGTTCTAGCTCTTTATTATTAAAATCCTCCTGAAGCAATTTTTTGGCTGCATCCAAATTCTTCAGATTATCCAATTCATCTTTACGATGGGTTGTTTTTAATTTTTCTTTTGCCTGAACAAGTGTAGTAACTTCCGCAAGTTCCAAGTTGAAGGCCGTTTCCCGTATTGTTTTTTCACGTTTGTATTTTTGGTCAATTTTCTCCAGCTGCTGCTGCGCGCCTTTCTCTTGAATAATGCCCAAACGCATTTGATGGATAGATAATTTCCCGGCTTCAATAGAGTTAATCTGCTCGTCAATTTGCTCGTTTCTTTTTGCCCAGACTCGCTTTTGTCCAACTAAAAAATCATAATACTTGATATCACCATTTTTTTTAGCCTTTGAAATATCTGCATCAATTTTTGCCATTTCATCAGTATGCACGCGTTGCTTTTCCAACTCTTCAATTTCGCGCTGGTAACGGCGAACTTCCAGTAACTCCTCTTTGGCGTAACCGTCTTTCATCAATGCGATTTCATCGTCCTGACCTTGGCGTTTTAATTTTAAAAGTTCATCCTGAAACTTACGTTCATTGTCGAGACGCTCTTTGTTAATTTCGGCTTGTGTTTTGTTTGGATCTTTTTTGGCTACATCTGTCTTTCCGTCCGGAACATTATAATTTGACTTTGGATCACCGGTGGTCCCTTTCGGTATGAGTTTTTCGAGTGCCTGTCTATCAGCTTCTAACTTTAAAGCAATTTGCCTATAACCTGAGCTTTTTTTCGCAACATCGGCACCATATTTCGTTTCGAGATCCAGCAGTTGTTTTTCGCGAAGTTTAATATTGGTTTCAAGGACACTGATTTGATTATTCCGGAATTTATTTGTGTCTTCAACCAATTTATTAGCATCCTGCAAATTGGCTTTGGCTAATTTTACTGCTTCTTTTGCTGTTTCACGGTCTCCGATCAATTTTCGATAGAGTTCCAGATCACGATTGCCGAAATTCGCTCCGGAAGTTTTCTTTGCATAGTCATCGTAAGCTTTACTGGCTTCGGCCATTTGCTTCTCAGCAAGGTAAAGCTCTTGTTGTGCCGCGATTTGTTTTTTAATGTTTCCGACATTGAGACTTGCAAATGATTTTGCATAAGCGACCTGATCAAGAGCTTTTAAATAGTCCTGATACACAATGACCAATCCTTCGATATTGAATTTTTCATCTTTTAGGAAGCCGTTAAAGACCGGTGAAATCCGGATCAATTCCTCATAAGCCTTTTTCCGGGAACCAAACGTTACAGCCTCGTCTTTTACAACTGTCATAAGTGAAGTGACATTTGCTTTAGTTTCAGCCGTCGCCGCTGACGTATCACGTGACAACTGCTTGAGTTGAGAAGCAAATGTTATTTGTTTTTCCGCGGCCTTTTCAGCGCTTTCACTAAAAGCAAAATATGCACCGGCAGCGGCCGTAATTAATCCAATGATCAGACCCCAAGGCGTCGATTTTGTAGCAACGTTAAAAGCGATTGTTGCCGCTGTAACGCGCTGAAGATTCCCGGTTACCAAACCAAGAACCACTTCATATGCGAGTAATGCGAATCGAGTGATTCCCAACTGAATTGCCTTGGCTTTTTGAACGAGATTGTATAATGCTGTCGCTTCCGTATTTCTGTTTGTCCACAGCCATAAAAGCTTGTTTGTGGCTGTATAGGAAACTGTAGTTGCAATCAAAACAGCAATGATCTTAACGACAGCCATCATATTGGCTTTCCATTTCGCCATTGATCCGTCAGTATCATCGACAGCTCCAATGAATATTGCAATCCAATTTACAGCATCAGTGAGCCACAAAACAAACGTGTCTGAAGAATACCAACCCACAACATATTTCTTAACTTTCTCAAGCGTAGCTGCAAAATTGTTGTTCTTGATATCATATTCTTTAATCAAAGAAGTCCCTAATGCGAAAGAATTATTTGAAAGATCCATCTGCTCCCTGAAGCGCTCCGAATTATTAGCAACGGCTCCAAGTGCTTTATTGGCGCCGTCAGCATTTACTCCTAAATAATCGAGCGTTTTTGCAATTTCAGTAGCATCCATTCCCCGAAGGCCTTCTGAGAAATGAAGGAAAAATTCCAACGGATCCGTGTTGATCATTTTCTCAACCTCTTTTTGGGTAATTCCCATCACTTTTGCAAACTTTCCACTTTCGGTCGAGGCTTGCTTCAGGAAGATATTATAGGCCCTGGATGAAACCTCTGCTTCAAGCCCGCTTTCCTCGAATGCAGCACCCAATGCTAAGGTTTGTGCAATTGATGGTTTTAATTTATCAGGAAGTGATCCAACACGAGTTGCGAATTCTGCTATGTTCACTTCACTAGCAACACCGGCAGCACCCAAATCGTTTATCGATGATCCAATTTTATTATAGGCCTCGTCGACAGACATATCTTTTGTTTCTTTAAACAAAAATTTGAGCTTACCAAGCTTCGATGCGACTTCGCTTACACCACCGGTGAAACTGTCACTTAATGCGACAGCAGCTTTATTCATAACATTTACGAAGTCGGCAATCTCTTCTTTAACAACGCCAATTCTTCCGCCTTCTTCCGCGATCTTCAGCAAGCGAATACGATCCGTCCTGGTTTTAAGCAATCCGAATGATTTCGACAATTCGTCAACCTCTCGCTTGGTCATGCCGGTAGTCTTCATAACGTCTGATGTTGCGTCGGCAAGCTTGCCGTTGAAATCAATTACTTTCTGGATTGACAGAACGACACCCGTTAGCGTAGCAATCACCGTTGCTGCAAGTGCAGCGTATCGATTGAAGCCGTCAGCAATTGCGCCAAGAGAAGATTTGGCTTCTTTTGCATTTCCGGATAACTCTTTCATGCGGTCGCTGACTTCGCCTAACTCTTTTTTATATTTATTGTAAAGTTCTGTACCGGGAACAAGATTTCGAAGATTAGTTTTTAACTCGTTGACCCGACGTTGAAGTTGATTCATCGTTAAACCGGTGATGCCAATTTCTTTTTGAAGTTCAGACATCTGGGCTTTGTTTGCCTTGATGACTAAATTATTTTCGGCAATGGTTTTTGTGAGTAATTTGTATTCGTCCGAATCTTTCTTATTTTGCTTCTCAAGCAATTTTTTTTGAAGCAGCAGCCCTTTATTTTCTTCGGTAAGTTTACGTGTAGATTTTTCCAGATCATTAAGATCCTTTTGCGCCTGATTACCATCGAGCACATAGGAGAATTTCATTTTCTCGTCAGAAATCAGTTTAGCCATTGCCTTAAATTTTGCTCAAAATTGGCAATACACGGCCGGTTACTGTGTGACATGAAAAAAGCCACTTTTCAGTGGCTTTTAATTAAATGACTTCAAAAAGGTCAGGTTTAAATGGAGCGCGGACATATAAATCGTCGTTAATCAAAATGACTTCATCGCCGATCCGACGCCAAAGGCATCCTTCGTCTATTTCTTCGCGATGCAGATCAGTTTTCACGTTCTGGGTGTTCCGGTACAAATCATCGCATTTAAGATACGCTTCCAGTTCCTGTCGCGAAATTTCTCCAGAGATAAAATTATGGATCGTCTGCATATTGCAATACAGCGTAAGATTTTTATCGGGAATAGTAATTTTCAGCGGCTCGCGTTTATCAAATAAATGATTGCTAAAAATTTCAGTCATAACCTCCTTAAACGAATAGCGATCATAGGAAATTGACTTACCATCAAGGAAGGTAAGCACGGTTTTAGGATAATTGCGGCTCATGACACAATGGTTTGAGCATCCGGTACCATCGGCATATCGCCGGGAAATATGTTATGCTTCTTCAGAACCTTAAATAAGGCTTTGAAATGGCAGTTCAGCATATAGAACTTATTGCGGTCCTGCTGGTCGTTTCCAAATTCGGTAATCAGGAATGCCTCAAACATCATGTCGAGGGTGTGAGTGTGTTCTTTTGGTTTGCCGGAATTAAGTAAATCGGCAAGCACTACTTTTAGTTCTGCCCAGAACTGGACAGACTGTTGTGGTGTAATTTTTTCTTTTAGCATATCGAAAAATATTTACGCACGAAACCCTCGCTTTAGGTGTGCTAAAATACCCGTAAGGATAGATTCCCGTTGTTTCCGTTGGGCACCATGGCGAGGGTTCGCTTATGTTTACTTTAAAAAAAGTTTTGTAGGATTGCTCCTTAGGTATTTTAGCAAAGCAAACGTACAAATATATATTGAGTGGGCAAAAAAAAAGATGTGCATTTGCACATCTCATTAAATTTCGGAATAAGTAAAATCCCCGCCCATTGCCTTATAAAGTTCCAATGTTCTTTTGATATTTAGTATTTGAGATTTTGAAATCTCTTTAGATTCATAATACTTATCCCCATTAAGTTTTATTTTTGCCTTCGACGCACTTGCTAATGCGTCAACAAAGTCATGATTTGTTAGAAAAATTCTTTCTGAAAACCATTCCCAAATTTCACCATCACCATTATCTCTTTTAACTTCTGAAGGCTCTAAATGAAATTTTTTACCATCAATGAGAAGATCACAATTTCTTATAAATAGCCAATCATCAGCCAAATACTGCACGCTAAAAACAAATTGTACTGGTTTATTATTTTTCAATGTAAAACAACAGTATAATCCGTTTCGATTTACAAATTTTGGAGCCGATTTCGGAATTACCCAAGTTAGATCTTCTTTGTCAAATTCATCCTTTTTAAAATGAAAATATTTGCTTAGTTGTTTAATTTTAGAGCTGTCAATTACAATTGCTTTTTCTTTTGCAAGAATTGTATCAGAGACAGAAATATCTACGGGCAGTTCAGATTTAGCGGATTGCTGTTTGCAAGTTATCATACACAGTGCAGCACCAATAAAAAATAAATTTTTCATGAGAGGAGTTGATTAGAACTGTAAATATAAAAAAATCCCTCAAATAGAGGGATTTAATCGCCGATGGTTCGCATCTGCTCTTTTACTGCCTGAGTAAAGCCAAAGGCCATTTCCCGAATTATATTGTTGTAATGGCCCCAAAGAATGCGGTTGTGGATTTGGTGTGGCTTTTTACGCTTGATGCCGATTTTAGTCATAAGCGTTTTCATGTCTACAAACCGGTGTTTTTTTAGATGTTCAAGATCCATCTGATTATTCGTAACTGAGAATGCGCGACCGGAATACCAATTTTCATTTTGGAAACCGCGAGAAGTCATATATTTTCGCTGAGCGCTGTCGATCTCTTTGGATTCCTCCGAAAGCACTTGGCGAATAAATCGACCTTTTAAAATATCATCTGTTGAATCAGATCTGTTCTCGAGTAGGTTTTGTCTCATTCTTTAAAAATTTTGTTTTGAAGTATCGCAACTTGCAAATCCCGTTCCGGCGAGTCTGATGTTTGATCCCAAACTCCAATAACATTCATTTCGAAGAGAACCCCTAACATATCACCAATTGTGGGCTCAGGGCCGCGTTTCTTTGTCCAGTTGTACAGCGTATCTTTCGTTACGCCGGATACGACGTTGTAAATTGCTTTTCCGTAAGGCTGCTTTCGTTCGATGGTTTCCCAAAACAGGGATTGTATTTGTTCCTTAGTCATGTTTGATTTTTCGTAAAGATACGAAACTATGCATTTGACAGCAAATCAATATCGATTCCCCAGCCATGACATTCGGCCTTATTCCAAATTGGGTAAACGCGAACGGAATTTTCTGATAGATCATTCGAAATACCGCAGAAATCGCCATTATCACCGGCTTTCTGAGACAACAGTATTTCCACAAATTCTTTAGCGGAAATTAAGGATTCCTGCATGATATCGAGGAAATCATCATGAGTGTTGTTCTTGGAATTGGTTTTCCGGAGAATCATAAACATCATTTGGTTGTTCCATTTTGCCCGGTCCTGGTCACCCTGAAGCGGATATTCCGGAATAATGCCGAACAACATATTATTTTGATCGTTTTTCACCGACTTCAGAAAGTTGGTGAGCTGCGAATCATCGACAACAACTTTATTAAAATTGATGGTTTCAATGCTTTCTTGCATTTCATTGCAAAATTCTCTAAGTCTCAGTACGTCTATCATTTTCTGCTTTTTTTTCGTCGTCTAAACTCTTTTTTCTTAAATCGTATAATCTAACCAGTATTTCCCAGAGGCTTGTATTCTTGACAGCTTCAGCGCTGCCAAACGTACCACTTTCTGCTATTGAAAACATTAGGCTGTCCATTCCGATTCCCGGCACATCTTCTTCGGTTTCATCGCCTGAACTATCAAATAAAATCGACAGATCGATTTCACGGCCACCCCAAGGGATTTTAGCTGTAGCAATAAATTTTTGAAACGATGCGAACAAAAGGTAAGTTCCATAAATAAAGCCCATTGGGAATACTTTAAATGTTTCTGCCCTGGCATCAATATGGTTCGAGTTGTATGGCACCCTGATGTCTCCGTCGTAATTATTAAAATGCCTGCGGATTCCATGAAACAGTTTGGCAGGTCTGTATAAGATCGCCGCAATCAGATACAACGTTTTGGTGTCGCCGGTTGTAGGGAATTCATGGAACAAGCGCAGCGCATCGAGGTATTCGCCAAATTTCATGTTGAGAAACTGATCAGCCGGTCCATGATATCTACGCCACAGCGCCATAGATGGTACTGGATTATGAATGTAATATTGCTTGATCACGGTTTGGCCGCTTTCATTTTCTTCGAAATAGTGATCAATATGAGTGGATAATCGCTCGAGATTCGACCACTTGCATTCCTCCTCTTCAGAATTGAGTTCGTTTTTTGATGTTTTTAAACCAAAAAGATGATAAACTGCCTGAAGACGCATCATGAAGTAGTCAATTTTTCCAATGTGAAGGTCGTAGATCAATCCGCACATGGCGATATACTCTTCGCTATTGCACTCCGATAAGTCTGATGGAATATTCCATTCAAGGCCGGCCTCTGGGATTACGACGTGGCGCATCAGATCAATTTTAAATCATCGGTGACGGTAATGTTCAGAAATTTCATTTTCTCGCCATGACGCAGAAGAATCATCATTCTGACTTCTTCTTTGTTTTTATGATCGTCCGGAATGAATTTCGATTTTGCGTCAATGCGCAGCGCTTTGCGGATATCTTTTGCGATCATGTCCTTTGCTATTATGCGATCAACTTTTTGATCTGCGATTGCCTGGCGTAATGAATTTTGAAAATCGCGGAATTTTACGATCGTCCAGAACCGGCGAAGGAAGTAAAAAAAATACTTGATGTTTTGGAGCATCTTTTTTGAGGTTAGGTTTTTCATTATTTTGGTTTTAAATATTATGCAGAGAAGAATTTATCGTCACAATCTCCCTGAGGATGAATTGGCGCACAGTCATTAATTTCCGGTACGGGCGACATCAACTCTTCGATTTTAAGCAGCGCTTTATCTGCGTCTGACTGAAATGCCAGTCGGGCCATTTCCGGCTCGATATTAAGAGCTGGTTTTTGGCCTCTGGTGGTTGCGCGATCAGAAGTGTAATGCTGAAGAACACCATCTGGGAATAAATTAACGGAGAAGCGCTGCATAGCCCAGGCTAATGAATATCCAACAATCGCCTGTTTTATAAATTTGACCAGCTGTACTTCTTTAGGATCAAGCGGCGTTTTGTTTTTTACTTTTTCTTTTATACCATCGAGCACGGCCTGGCCAACACGCGATGCAATTTCATAAACTTCGCAATCATCCATTCCTTGCGAAAGATTATTCAGCAGCAGTCGAGATCTGATCGGGAACACGCGGTCGAATTCTGCGACTGTCCTGATCAGTAAATTATGGGTTAATTTATACGCTTCGCTTCCTGTCCAAAGTGTTGCGAGCGCGTTTTCGAATATTGCTTCAGCAGTTTCCGGCTCCGGAATCTTTTTCATTCTGTCCAGGAAAACAATCAAATCATCTAAAGCGCGGAAATACCGCTTTTCCTGCGCTGCATTGTCGCGGTCGATCATCCATTCAAATGGCGTTTTTTCGGAGTCATCGCTGCGCATTTTTCGGCCGTTGTTCGTGTGTGAAAGATCATTTGTGGGGGAATATAATCGATAACCGTTTACCGCAATTGGATATCGCATGGCTCTCAAAAACTTACCCTCGAGACTTTCATCGTCAAAATCATCTTCGTAGACTGCTTCAGCTGCCTGATAAATTTCATACCCAACGAGTGCGATTACATCATTCGTAGTAGTAATCAGATCGGCCTCGAGAGATTTATAATCCAAATCGGCATCGATATATGACATCAGATCTTTCAATTCATTAGTGCCGTTTCCGTCTTTATTAAATAGTGTTTTCATTATTTACCTTGATTTGCGAGTCTGTCATTTGGTGAAATATCTTCTTGCCTTTCCGGAACGTTGCGATAGAATCCAAGCTTCATGCGTTTCTTTGGGAAATTGGCTTTGATCGCATAATTGTAAGCCTTGCACACGACGAATTCAGGGATATCAACACCGGTGTTCAGGTATTCGATAAGCGCATAATAATGTTGGGAACCACTATTACCTGATTGCTGCCCTAAATTACCCAGAGAGCCGTTTAAGCCAATTCCTGTCGAAGCTGCGATATCTGAACGCTCTGAGATCTTAATTTGTGAGTCGACTAAATCTTTAGTTTTCTGGTCAATGACTTCAATCTTCCATCCGAATTCAGTCAGGTTCTGACCATCAACGTGAATGCTTTGTTTTGTATGTAAAAATTTTCCTGTATTCTCATCTCCAGAGAGCACTTCGCCAATTTTAAGAAGGAAAGCGCGCTCGTAATCGACCAACATTTTTTCTTTGTAAGTTTCTCCTGGCTTGAGGCTGTCCTGAATTTCTTTTCGTTTCTTATCCCAAAAAAATTGCGGGGAAGTAATGTGATACTTCAAGTTCAGCGAATGTTTAGACATGGCTTTAAAGATCAGTGGAACCGCCGTCGACCGTTTTAGCCATTCAAGCGTACCATAGATTTCCGGCACAGTATAATAATCCGAACAGAACGAATATACATTGCTGTATAATATTGAATTGGGTTTTGCAAATGGCTGCCTAAAGTCGAACTTAGGATATACCTTATAATTCGTATGGGAGTTTGGAGAATCGAACGAATAATCGTTGGTAATTATATGGGTAGGCTTCCGCGTTGTGGCGTTACGTAAAGAAGCCTGGCGTGCCCGGTCGGGTAAGATGAGCTCTATATCCTTAATAAAGTTCGACCCCAGATACGTACTTCTTTTGAGTTCGTATTTAGAGAATATCCCTTGGATATATTGGTAGTCCTCACAGGATTGCAATAGCTTATCTATATAATCTGTACTCTCTAACCAATCCAGTATCTCTGCATCATCTACCCATGTGCGTACGCGCTTATTATCTTTGAACTCTTCGATGTACAACATAGGGCCCATGCCCCAAAGCATGCCGGTTTTCTTTTTGAGAAGACCTGGAGCGGCATAGTTATTCTGTACTACATCTTTGATAACACTGGGTAAATCATTGTTGGTACCATAGGGATGCAATATATAGTCACCAATGTAATTGTTTTGATTGTTCCAGTTCAGGTCACCTTGAGTGCGGCTATGCTTCTCAAAGTCCCTGATCTTGTCCTCTGTTTTGTAGGTGAATGCAATCTGTCCTGTTGACACAATGGCACCGCCTTCGGTGTAGTCTACGTTCATTATGGCTTAATATTTATACCATTAAACTTCATGAGTAATGGTAAGTTGAAGAACCTGTTCCCGCCTTCTGTATGGTTGACATAGCCAATCAATACCTCGGCCTTATCGCTTTGATTCTTGCGCATACCCTGCCTGAGCAGTCCCTTATGTACGATCTTGTAACCTTCGCTTATGCCTTTGGTGGAATTGTACGAATAGAACTCAAATGAGAATGGTATACCATAGTCGGTGAGCTGTCGCATTTTCTTAAGGGCATCATAAAGACCAATTACGTCCACGATCGCAAGAATTTGATGCAAGTATAGGCAGGCACCGTCATCGATCGTGTGACATGACGCATCGATGTATGCTAATGCCGTGGGAACGCCCGCCAACAGCGGGCTGCGGACATGGTGGTGCATCGCCCTGTCATATTTCTCAAAAAAAAACGCCAAAATTTGAGGTACACCAGTACTTAGCGGGGCGGTCTCTATCGTCAAACAAGCCCATTTTTAACCCTTTTGGATTGGGTTAAAATGGTCGTTTTCAGTGTTTTTGGGGATTTTGGATTTTTTTTTAACCCGAAATGCTGACATTTTTAAGTGTAAAACATCTTATTTATACGGAATCTAAATTTTAGATAATCGTGTGTAAAGTGTTGATTTTCTTATCAATAAACTTTCGTATATGTACGAAATTGTTTATCTTTAAGTATTAATAATTCAAATATATATGCCATGAAAACAGTTGCCAAAAAAAATGCAGCAAACGCAATCGACAACAACAAAACCAATGTTTTGTCAATTGCCAAAGATGAAAATCAAAATGTAAATGCGCCTGATGCAAGCCAGGACAAACCCGAAGCGACAACAGAACCGAAAGAAGCGGTTTCGATTGATCAACAGGTAAAAGATATTTTACACGCTCCAAGACCGAGCGCGGAAGATCGCATCAAAAACGCAAAGAATTTTGAAATTCTCACAAACAGATTTGAGTTCCTGAAAAACAAAGCCGAAGAATTAAACCGCTTCAACCTGCACAATGCCGGAACAAACACCAAATTGATTTTGAAAAATCAATCGGGTGCAGATTTCGAGGTTTTAAATTCAGGAGTGATTACGGAGGTTTTAAATGTGATGGGTGAAAAATTACAAACCCTACTCACAGACACGGAAGCCGAAGTTTTGAACTTTCAGATCTAAAAGAAAAAGCAAAACGCCCTACGGGAAATAGGGCGTTTCTTTTCAGTAAATTTTAAAAACTATATACGCCATGACACATATACAATCCACTGCCAAAAATACATCAATTAAGCTTTCACACCAAGTAAATGAAATCCTATCTTCAAAAGGACTTTCAAAAATTTTTAACGATCGTGATTTTGACTACTTCAAAAGTCAGATAAAAAGCGCGTTCAACAGAGCGCAAGCCATTGCAGAAAAATTCATCGAATATCACGAAGGCACAAAGTCAGATTTCAATGAGTACATTTTTTAAAGAAGTCCGCAAGCTAAAAATTTCCTCACATTTTATCCGTGCGAAGTGGTCAAACAGCATCAAACCAAAATTAATTCTTTCCGGAGACTGGATGCAAAGCGCAGGCTTTGACATTGGGGAAAATGTAGAAATACAAGTACAAAAAAATAAATTAATCATTACTAAAATTATATGCCATGACAACAGAAACAGCAAAATTAACGCCTTACCACGAAAAACGCAAAGCCTTACGGGCCCTCTCTGCAAACGCTAAAGAATTGCAAGAAACTGAATTTCCCGATTTGAAAATTAATGAAATCATCATCGAGCAATTTTATAAAACAGCAGAGCACACAGAATTTCACACGCTTATGGAATGGAATCGCAAAGGTTTTACTGTCAATAAAGGCGAATCTTCTTTTGTTATTTGGGGAAAACCTAAAGCCGTACAAAATAAAGAGAAAAATCCCGAAGCCGAAGAGGACGACGAAAACGAATTTTTTCCGCTTTGCTATTTATTCAGTAACGCCCAAGTAAAAGCGCGCGATGCTAAAAAATAGAGATATTCCAAAGGAGTTGACCGCGTTCAACTCCTTATTTTTTGAATTTCAATACAAGCACGACCTGAGCCGCGTTTTTGATGATCTGCTAACCGTCATCGTTTGTGCAATGGGACACCAGACGCAAGAAAATTTATATTTGGAAACCATAAAAAAATATGATAGGAAAGAACTCGACACACTTTGCAGATTATTTGCCGAGCTTGTGAAAATTTACGACAGACACACGCCCGATCATTGGTGCGATCCGCTTGGCGAATATTACGAATGCCTTGCAGGAAATTATAAAAAATCAAACTTTGGGCAATTCTTTACACCGCCGGCGCTTTGCACTATGATGGCGATGATGATACAAGAGCCTGAAAATTGGGGAATCACCGTAAATGATCCGTGCTGCGGTAGTGGTCGGATGATTTTGGCGAGCAATCACCACGTAAAAGGAAATTATTTTATTTGTCAGGATCTCGACCCGATTTGCTGCAAAATGACAGCGATAAATTTATGCTTTCACGAAGTCCGCGCGGAAATTCACTGCATGAATTCGTTAGGTATCGAAAAACCGCGGTTTTCTTTGGCGGTAAATTATGAATATTGGAAAAACAACACCAAGTCTATTTTGTTTTACCCGAACGCTTAAAACGGCTTATTTAAGGCCGTTTTTCTTTTTGAAATTCTCGCGCTGCGCGCTCGGATTGCGAAAGCTCATTCAAGATCTTTCTTTTCTGAAAAAATTAAATCAACAATTTCTGGAATAGCAAACTTTAAAAAATTTAATGTGGCAGCACTTGCAAATATAACACCGATGGTTAAAAATACAGAGAGTATCACAAACACAGTTTCAGTATGAGTTGTACTTACAAATATCGGCAAGGTGCCATTGTTTTGAACATAAGCAATGCCTGAAGCAAACAACCCAATAATCGCAGCGACCAAGAAATACAAACCTGAGGAATTTATTAAGGTTTGGAAATCATCTTTTCTTAGATTTTCATAATCAGGTTTTATAACAAGATTTGTACGGCCAAGAGAGAACAGACAATTCGCAGCGACAGCATTTCCTGCAAAAAATGCATAGCAAAATTTAATTAAATTTTGATCCGTCATTCCGTTATAAATTATGAACATAGTGTAACCTATTCCGCACACAAGCAAAATTTTAAAAAGTCGTTTCAATAATTTACTATTTCTTTTTAAACGCGCGTGCGCATTATCAGTTTGGTTTTTCATTTTGAATTTATTTATCAATCAAATATAGAAATTTTGTTCTTTTAGAATAAAAAAAACCCGCAACACAATTGCGGGTCCAAATTCTTCCACTTTTAAACTTCCCCAAGAAATCAAAACCTTCCGATTTTGTACCGGTAGCAAGTACGAACGTTAAGCGCTAACGGATATTGTTGTATTTTAATAGATTCCTGGATCCATATTGCCATAATAGTTCGTTTTAGTCAACGGCTCAACGAATTCGCGACGGTAAATAAGGTATTTGAATGCATCAGAAAAGTTCGTAGAGTACATTGGCCGCAAATGCATCGGCAGTTTCTCCGAAGATTTGTCTTTATGAATAGATTTTGAACCAGTATTTTTGTCAACTTTTACCGTAATTTTGGTAAGCTCGAGCGAACTTTTCAAGTGCTTGCACTGAAATTTGTCAATTTTTAGCTTCGGCAGTTCCGGCGATGCCTCGCCCATAAAATCTTTTGCAAAGCTGTATTCTTCCTCCTGAAGAATGTTCGATTGATTTTCAGATTTTAAGTTAACGGTCCAACCGGTCGCCACACCATTTCTGAATTCAATTGCTTCCTTCAGCCGCGAGGCCCAGTCGCCTTTAATTCGCTTGTATTGATTCATCGACCGGTCATAATACATATCGATGACCTTGTTTTTGTGGTGTTTAAAAAATGTCCGGAGCTTCTCCCCGATTTCTTTGATGCTTTCCGGAGGCAAGGTGTGAAAATCCTTCAGGACGTAGAAATAATTCCCGCGTGGTTGCGCAGCGACGATACTCAACTGGTCGCCAAAATCGACACCTATCTCTAATTTTGCATGATGATCAATATATCGCAAGCCCTGGCTGCTTTCTTCGATTTCATCGGTGAGGTTATACCGATCGTAATAGGAATTTAAAACGCCATCATCATAAAAATGATGTTCACCCAGACCACCATAAAATTTTTCGCCCTTGGTAATATTTACCTTCAGGGATAAAATCGCGCTTTTAAATTCCTCGAGGCCCAGAGCTTTGAATGTATCACGGAAAAATCCTTCCTGAAGAATGTCGGCATTAACAAATGAACTTACCGTATAGTAAAAAGTTAAGTCTTTCCGAATCCGTACCCACTTCTCTGTCCAACGAGCTAGATTTCTCATAAGTAAATCTTTTTTTCGGTAGTCGCGATCTATAGCTGCGTTATAAAGTTCTTTTCTGATGTCATTAAGAATAACGCCAACTTGCAGCGCTACCTTCACCTGATCGATCGCCATGTGCTTTTCCTGGAGTGTTATCCAGTCATCGTCACCATCAAGGATGTTTGGCATATCTGAAGTAAAGGTTCGGCCGCGGTAAAAAACCGAATGACCGAACTGCGCATGTTCGCCACGAATTGCCGGATCCAGTTTTTTTAATTTCTGGAATTTCAAAAGCCTGGCTTCGTCGCCATATTCGTGTTGAAAGGAGTTACCTGCCAAACCGCTCGGCTGATCTAAACTTCCTAAAATCAGGCGCACACCGGTTTTCACCGAAACTGTATGTTTGAAAGAATCAGTCGGTTTGTAGCAGTTTTTAAAATGCGCCGGCGGCCGCTGATCAGTTACATAGTCACGACCATTCCTCCAGCCTTTTCGCTCCCAACCCTCAAAAAGTGTTGGCATAATATTCCGGAGACAGTTCACATAAGTGTCAGAAACGAAAACCTGTTGGCTATGCGGCATATCATACATGATATTCATCGAGCGCTGCGCAATGATCTCCGCGGTCTTCGCCGTTGCACGGCCACCAATCAGAAACAAGTTTTGCGGCTGGATCAATTCGATTGTAAGGGAAAGCCAGTTTGCGTATTGCGGATTTATAAAAGGATCATCATGCCTTACGAGGGTCTTCCTGCTCATTTGGAAATATTTTTAGAGGTAAAATCATCGCTTCGGATTTGATCCTGTTTTTTTCTTTTTCGGTAAGTTCCGGAAGGCTGTCGATGAATTTCTCCAGGCCAACACGATTTGCGTTTCCAAATTCGAAGATTGAAGCATCGAGCGTCATTAAGTTGATCGGTTTGTCGAAAAATCCTTCCGGCAGTTCCTCTTTGTCTTCGACGTGAACTTCCCGCATCGCGCCGACTTCTTTTAAAATGTCGACGTATTTTTTTACGTCAGAGGTATCTTTCGCAACCATCAAGGCCATATTTGCGGCCCGCTCCATTTTGTCAGCTAAAATGTTTTTCCAGGCGTTTTTTGAAACGGTATTGCTGATGTAGAAAAATTCGCGGGCTTCGCTGATAATTTGCCTGGCTTTATATTTGGACAGTTTTTCAAACGATATCAAGTGCTTAATTACACCTTCGTCGCTGCCATAAATATCAAATCGGATAAGCATCCCGCGAACCTTATCGAGCATTTCGACATAGTCTACCATTTTTTGAGGCGCATTTTCCATGCTGCCACGATTCAGGAATTCCTGAAGCTGATCTAATGTGATGTCGTCAATGCTCATTCGTTAAAAAAAAATTGATTGCGTAAATTTTCAAGTTTGGTTTTTTCGGCTTCCTTCAGGAAAATTTGAGCAGCTGTAATATTTCCGGATTCCGCAAGCTCGCGCTGCTTATCGTTAATTTTAAATTCAGACATCAGCTGGCCACGATTGTAATAAATCCTGATTTCGCCGTCTGGGTTACACCAAGCCTGCATAAATTCAGTTTTATTGACGTCGAGATACAAAGCAATCTTCTCCGGAGCATAATTCGCTGCTGCGAGGTTCTGCACATCGTCGAGCTGTTCGTCAGAAAGCTTCAGGGGATTTACTAAAAGTTTCATTTTTTTGAAAGGATATAGATTCCAAATAGAAATAACGCCCAGGAACCGGCGACAAATAATTCATCGCCCGCAGCAAAGTAGTCACCGGCACCACCGATTACAATCGCAATGAAAAGCATTGCAGATCCAATAAGTTTTTTACAGGTCATCTGGATCGAATGAGCTTACTTTTGAATCATCTTCCGAAAGACAATTCACATCTTCATGTACCCATGACAATTTTAAAAATATAGCCACAAGCATTGTTCTGTAAAAACAAGGCCAATTTCCTACGATGGCATAAAATATTGATGCGCCAGCGGCTATGAATAAAAGTAGGATACCCAACACGTTTGCAATTATCAAAAATTTGTCAAATAGTTTCATTTAATATTTCTTTAAGTTAGAATTGGTAAACAGTTGTAATCTAAATTCGTAAGCACTTTTACTATTCAATAAAATATATTGTTCATAATGCGCATTATCGGCCCAATTGCCGGAGCCTTCGACTATAAAATAAAAATCGTGTGTACGCATCAGGCACACCTTCGCATGTGACCAGGCAAATAAAACTTCCATGTTTGGACGTGAGCTGGCCATTGCCATCAGGTTGTCGATCGTAACCGGATTTCGTTTGATCATACTGTCCGAAACGAGCAGTGTGATTTTCTCGATCATTCCGCAATCGTGCATCTCGATCAGCGCATCAATCACTTTTCGACTTATCGAGTAAGTGGAAGCGTGTAACTCCTTGATTGGAAATATTTTTGCAATAAATGGGATGAACGTAAATGCGTTAAATGCACTGTCAGATTGAAGGAAGAAAATTTCTTCAGCTGTAGGCAACCGGTTAAGGCTTTCTTCCAAAGACTTTACTTTTTCAAAATGAAAAACCAGGTATTTGGACGCGTACATTTCAGAAATTTTTTCTTCCTTTTCTTCTGTTTTAAAGTCTTTTATGTCAAAATATTTACTCACCGAGCAATGTCTCGAGCTTTCTATTCACCAGGACAAGTTTTTGATTGAAGCCATCGATGGCCGCATTCAGATCTGCAGTTTTTTCAGGATCGTTTACCGCCCTGGTCAACTGGCCTTTTTTGGTAGTCATGAATTGCTTGGCGCCGGCGACATATTTTTCGAGCAATTCTTTGTTCATTGAATTTACTTCGCGCTGCAAAGTCAGTGATTGGAAGATTGGATGCACGCCCAAAATTTTACCTTGCGCTTTGTAGTAATTCAATTCGTCATAAATGGCTCTGTTTGCCGCAAATTCCTCAACGGCAAGCTTCGTTACATTTTGCAACTCGGCTTCGTCTGTGATCACGGCTGTGCCGTTCTGGTGTGCTTGCAATTGATTGTGTGCAACGCAATATTTTCGGTATGCCGAAACTTTATCCGTTACCAGGGCGCGCAATTCGATCGGGCAATCTTCATCGTCAAGAAATGGAAATTCATCGCGAAGGCGTTTTCTTTCTTCAGTTTCCGGAGACGGAGTAAAATCAATTACTTTTTTTTCTTCAGACGCAGTGCTGACTTCCGGTGTCACGACTACTTCTAATTCCGCAGCGGCCTGTAAATCAAGATTGCCTTCAGCATTTTTAATTTCTTCAGTTTCGCCCAAATCCGAATCGCCATCAGGATCACCAGTTCCAAATCGTTGATCTTTCTGCTTGTCGTATTCTTCGCGTCCATGACTGTTAATAAATTCAATCGCTTCCGGAGTCAACTCTTCCTGCAATTCGATAACCGGAACATCTACCGGTGTTCTTTTTTCTACGTCTGAAATCTTGTGTAACTTTTGCAGATCATACAACAAATTGGCTAAACTAGAATCCGAGAATCCGGAATTGTAAGTGCGTTCCTGATGCTGATCGCGATCCGGAGTTTGGCGATACAATTCAAATGCTTTATTGAATTGATCGCTTTTTGATTTGGGAAGGTTCCTGAGAAAGTCAAGGACCGCTTCCCGTAATGTGTTTTTCATACTTTCAGAATTTAATTTTTAAATAAGATTGTAAAAATGCAGCCTTCGACATTATATGCGTGTGACATGAAACAAAAAGCCCTTCCGAAGAAGGGCTTTAAGTCCAAAATCTATAAAATAAACTAATCTAACTTCTAGATACTTCGATGAGATACGTGGTCGCACCGGCTTTGAACACCTGAAGATTAATCACCGAACCTGACAGGCTGACCCATGTTGTGCCGTTTGCCAAAATTACAGTTACATCACCTGCAACTCCCGAAGGAAGCGTTGCAGGAGCTGCGCCACCGCCGCCAAGTAATGTAATTATTTGATCGTGGTCGTGATCGATTTCGGCAACTTCGATTGCATCGGTAACTGCAAGCGCAGGCAACTGATATTGAGCACCGTTTGCTTTTGTCACTTCAACAGCAGCTACACTCGCAACAACGGTTGGAGCGGCAAGAACTAAATCTCCAGTGTATAAGCCTGGAAGATATTGAGAGGACGCGAATGCTTCCCATTTTAACATGTGAAAACGGCCATCATTATTATCTTGTTTAGACGGCTTCAATTGCAAAGGAGCGCAAGGAGTTCCAAGAACTTCTTTTTCCGGTTCTGAACAAGATCCGAAAATCACAATAACGTTTCGGCCCAACCAGTTTTGGATCAATTCACGAATTTCCGCTTTGTTTCCCGGATGCTGAGTATCGGCACTTTGTTTAATATTAATGCTGTCCTCATCGCCATCACTTTCGTAAGGCACTGAGATTTTTGACTTGGTCGCATAATATTGGATCATGCGTGCATTCGGTTTCATTGCGAAACTCCCTAACATTTTGATTCCTTTAGAATCACGCGGCGGGAAAAACAAGATATCTTCTACGTCGACAATTGTCACGTTTGGATCTTTCGCCGCAGCGGAACCAGGAGAAATTCCTCCTGGCTTAAGTACACTTAATTTTTGATACATTTTGCTGGATTAAGCTGTTAAACGTTTGGTTTCATACCATACACCGTCGATTTTAGTCAACTGGAGGTAGTGAGCGGCAGTCGTTAACGAAACCGCAGACACCACTTCGATGTTGTTGGCCACGTCATTGATTGTTGTAGTGGTGGCAGCTTTACCATAAATGGTAATTACTTTTCCTTCTACACCATTAAGAATTTCTGTGATTGTCAAATTCCCTGCGGCGACATTTCTGAAAACGTTTCCGGAATTTGCATCGATGATGGCAGCGTCGAAATTCACATCAGTTGATGCAGCAACTTCTGGCGCAGCGGTCCTTTTGATTTCTTTCAATGTACCATCATCCTGAACTTTTACGATCAGCGTTCCGCCTAGTTTCAAATTGAAATCTGCGTTTCCTGCAAGATCGAATGTCGCCCCATCTTTGATATATTTCGCAGCCACAAGACCAGTGTTACCAACAAATCTTAAAATTGCGCCTTTAGGTGCATTTTCAACGCTTGTGATATCCGTAGCAAAAGTTTTATCAACTTTCATGTTGCTGTAATGAAATTGAATGATACCGGTTTCATCGTCGAACAATGGTACAGTGGTATCTTTGTCAAAAATCGGCACGGAATTACTCCAAACTTTTTGTCTTTCAAATTCTGCCGGATCTCCAGCGGCCAACTTCACTCCAACTTGTTTCAAACGAATTCCTAAACGGTAATCCGCGAAGATGTTTGTGTCACGTTTTTCATGGGTAATTGTGAATTTGCTTTTTTCGTTCACGTTATAATCCATGACCTGAATGTTTTTCGACTGTGTAATGTACATGAAGTCGGTTTTGGTCATGTCTTTCAACGGTTGAAACAAAATATTTGGGTAGTCGATAGGATAATCTTTATCGTATCTCGCAGTACCAGAATCAGTGTTTTTGTGCATTTGGTAAACCAAGCCGGCACGAACTCTATATGCATCAAGCCAAGCTTGAGACAATCCTAATTCCAAGCCTTGTTCAGCTCTTTCTATTTCCGGAAGTGACAAGATTAATTTTCGAACGTAGTCAACGATATTGGTATCTGTTGGAACTCCGATATCTACAGCACGATATTTTTTTGTAATATCCCTGTGGTACCAGAATAAAAATCGCAAACCATCTTGAGAGTTAACCGCTGCGCCAGGATTTCCGTCTCCTTCTGGAGTTTCCGCGAAAATTCCATTGATCTGAGCAAAACGATCGTCAAGTTTTTGACGTTTGATCAGCTCGCCTAAAAGGAATCCGATGAAAGACATTTTCCAAGGATGAGAACCGTCGGCAGCATTGTATTGTCTAATCCAGGTGTTTTCAATTTCCTGTAATTCAAATCCATTGAAAGTAATGTCTATTTTCTTACGGAAAACGCGACCTTCTTCAGCAGCAATTTTAAATTGTCCTTTTGGTTTCCAACCTTTCGAACGGCCTTGAACGATTTCTGCCGGAATAATAAAACCATCTGCAATCCTGTCGAGAACACCGGTTCTGCGATCCCATTCTTTCGGAAGATCTTCAAAATCATTAAACATTGAATTTAAACCATTTGGATTTTCACGAACGAAGTGTTCCAAATCATCCTGAAGCAATGGAATATTTGCATCAGAACTGAAATCAGTAGCTTTCATTGATCCGTCACGTAAACGTGCGTTCCAGCTTCTTTTTTCGAACTTGTCCCATTCTTTGTTTGAGGCAAAAAGGTGAGTTTGAGAATGCTTTTTCATAGCTGCTTGTCCTTGCGTGATCACGGCCTCAGGCACATCGCCTACGCCAGCGTTCATTAATTTTGTAACAGTTTCTTCCAACTCTTTGTTTTTCGCTTCCAAAGTCTTTTGGTTAGCGGAAATAGCTGCAAGCTTTTTAGAAAGATCATCTTTTGGTGCGTCTCCGGAAGTAGGTTTAATTTCCTCGGCCAAAACTTCGCTTTCCTGGATCAACGCGTCAATCTCATCCTGAATGGCTTTGATATCCATGTTGTTTTCCATAAATGCCTTAATCTCGGTATTCATACCGTCAAGCATTTTTTTAGTGTAATCTTCGCCGAAATGGGCTTTCAGCTTGGCCTTCTGATCATCACTCAGATCTAATGATTTTGTTTCGGCATTAATCGGAATGTCGGCTTCCGCTTTGTAGCCAAAAAGAACCATCATCATCGCAATAGTTTTTCCAAAGTTTTTGAACATGATTTGGGGTTTTTAATTAATAATTACTTTTTGTATAGTGTTTTGTGTTCACTCATGATTTTGACCATCTCGATAGCCTGGAAAAGATTTCCTTTTCCGTCTATCAGCTTCAGATCGATGGCGTGATCTGTGTAGAAAGTTTTACCGGTCAACACTCCGGGTTCCTCGATTAAATTCGGACGGGCCTTTTTTACCTGGTCCTGAAATTTTATGGCCAGTGGGGAAAGCATTTCCTTTTTGATCATTTCAGGTTTTCCCTCGAGCAATAATCTGAAAGCTTCATTTTTGCTTTCGCTTTCATCCGGATAAACATCGAGCACGATAATTCCTTGTTGCTTCAGATATTCGCGATTGTCTACCATAGAAAAAATAACTCCGAAGGATCCGATCATCGCTGAAATGTCATTGTCGGCCATGATGTAGTCGCAGAAAGAATACATTGAGTACGCATGTGCTGAGCAACACTGATCATAAAGCCCGACCACCGGCTTCTTTTTGGTGTATCCGAAATCTACAAATGGAGGAATAGAGGAAACGGCGCCTCCCGGACCGTCGAAATACGCAACAGTTCCGAGGATGTTGGGATTGTTGTCCGCGGCTTTCAATGCAGCAGCGATCTCCTGAGCGCCATAGGAGCACCAGTCTCCATATTTCATCAGTACACCAATTACATTGATCAATGCCACAGAGCCTGGAGGCGCATCGAAGCTTCCATTATCGTTTGCCTGAAGTTTTCTGCCTTTATCGTCATAAACGTCCATAACTGCATTTGTGCCGCCGGTAAAGTCGATCGACTCACCGTTCATTATTTTATGAGCCAGTGGCCCAAAAAATGCCAGGCCTTCGAGAGATAAGCCCCAAAGTCCTTTTCCGATGTCGTTTAAATTGCCGTTGACCTTCATGTGAAATTTTTTACGAAAATGATATTAATTGAATATTTGATGTGTGACATAGTTTTTGCCATCTTCGATAGTCAGGTCTCCTTTATTCTGAGCGAGAATTTGTTTTTGTGCGCAAAATAATTCGTGCTCTGTTCTGCCCAGCTGTAGCAATAATTCCTTGTCCATCGGGTTGTCGTCCAAATCCGAAAGGAGGCCCGCGCGTAACAGCTGCAATTGGTTCAAATACTGCATGTTGATTTTCATGGTTGTTTTTTTTCAATTTTTAAAATTTTTGTTTCTCCGCATTCATCAAATGATTTTGACGTAAATTGTTTTTTTCCGAAAAACCTGGTTTTAATACCGAGGAATTTCCACTCTCGACGTTCCCAGTATGCAACTGCGTCGCTTTTATTTTTAAAGGTCCGGCCGGCGACATCTACTTTCATCGAATCATTTTCATACCGCACAAACCCGCGGATTATCATACAGCCGGTGCTGTCGATAAAAGGAGATTTGCCAGGAATGTTTTTCCGGACCGCCGAGATGATGTTGCTGATGTCAGAGCTGCGCAACGTATCGTCGCGGTATTGAAACTGACCAGAGACAATGCTTTGAATCCTATTTGGATTAATATTGCTTTCCTGAAGCCTTTTTGCCAATGCTTTATTCTGATAAAGCAAATAATCTTTGATCTCATCTTTTGAAAGCAGCTGTGACGTAAATTTTAAGCTGTCGGCAGCGCGCAACTGATTGTTGTTTTCCGTTTGCCTCTCTTTTTCAGATTTCTGAAAACCATAATCTTTATAAAACCAAACGGCCGCAATAAGCGCCAGGACAAACACAATTTTCTTTATTGTAGATATTATTTCATTGATCATCATCTTGTCAAAAATTTGTAAGCTTTCGCCAGTTTTACATCGTATTGAAATTGCTCGTAGTTCTCGCCGTTGTAGTAATAAGCGAAAACTGACCACACGTGATCTTTAAGCGCCTGAAACATTTTTTTATTAGCCCGGATAAAAAGAAGCCCCAACCTGATCTGGTTGTATTCTGATTCTTTTGCATAATCCCACATGGCGCCAACGGATTTAAATCCTAGTTTTTTCCAATGGAAACCCATTACCTGCATGACACCTACCGAAGTAGATTCCATTGCAGCTTCAGGATTTTTTGAAAATGCATCATTAAAGCATTCCCATTCGCGGGCCTGTTTTTCAACTTTGTTCAGGGACCATTTTCCGGATGGTGTATATGGCGCATTTCTTTTGAACCAGGAAGGCTCAAACTGAATGATCAGTTTTCCGGTTGCCTCGTCGAAACCTTTACCGCCGGATTCTACTGCAACCACTGTTTTGATATCCGCAACAGTTATTGCGAATTCTTTCGCAAGCGCGCTATATTCCGCTTCAGTGATTTTCTTACTCATTGCCAACTATCGTTTTTTTGAGAGACCAAATCTTTTTCGCAGAACTTTTGATTTTACCGAGTAGATCATAACCGCTGCGCTTCATGTTTTCGAGAATGGAAATCAATTCGATTACATTACATGCGCCGACGGCAATGGTTGTTACTGTAAATGCTTTGTCTGAGATTGAAGCAAAATTGAATTCTTTAATGAAAAATATTTTTTCAAATCCATAAACGAATGCAATAAGCATCATGTAGGTAATTGCTTTCACAAGGCTTGAGCGTAGTTTTTTACTTTCAATGAGAAAAACTTTCACCGGTATTTTTTGATCTTTCATCTCGCAATAACTTGCAAGTATTCCGGTACCGAAATCAATTACAAACACGACAAAAAGAAAAATTAAAAGAAGCTGAAACGTTGTCAGTAACCCGATGGAAATTGTAGGGATTAGTAAGGTAATGCCAACAGGTTTCGTAAAAATAGCTTTGATTGAAATCGCAAGCTTTAAAAAGTAGGTTTTGTAAACAAGAAATTCATGCATGATAATGGGGATTTAAGGGTCCCCAAACTTAACCAGCTGCTATCGCTTGGTGTGTGACATAGTTTTTGGATCGAAACCCAAATTATGGTCGATATCAAAATTCAAAACCCTGGTTGCGCTTTGATATTGCATACGGGAAATTTTGGCGCCTTTGTCTTTTTCCCGATAGTACAATTGGCGCAAGCTCTCATTATTAAATCCCAATTCTTCAAGATCGTACTTTTCCATAAACCGGTTTATTCCCTGGCGCACTTCCCCAGACGGATGATGCTCGAGATAACCGTCAACATAATAAATGTATGAGATTCGGAAAAGGTCTTCAAGTAAATTATTAATCTCTTTGACTTGAGGTTCAAGCAAATATAATTGCTCATTTACGGAATTGATGGAAGCGTAAAGCAAGCCGGAATATACGTTTAATGATTTGCGCTCGATCGTGAGATAGATTATAAATTGGTCCTTTTTTCCGATGGTTCCATAATCGGCCATTTGGGCATAGAAGAATTTGCCCAACGAAGAAAAAGGATAAATTTTAATCGACTTTGTGGTTCTGGCCATGTAGCATGCTTCGCTTCCTTCCAGTTCTTTAAAAAGAAAAGGAATGAGATGCGGCCGAATTTGCGCAGGTACGTACTTGTCCGTAGACATAATGCAATATGGGGTTATTGATTACTGAGAACATATAAATCCGCCGGCATTTCCCGGCAATACGATTTCAGACATTTATGCCTGAAGACGTTGATAAAGGTCAATCTGCAAAAAAACCACCGCGAAATAATTAACGGTAACGGGTAATTCAGGCGGATCATGATATCGAACATCTCACGATCTGCCTTTTTCCCCACACAACCGGATGAGTTCCGCCAGTCGTGAATCAGTGCAGCCACTTCAAATATTGTATTTCGATTGCGCTCTTTAACGAACGTGGCGCCATCGAACGCGAACTTTTCTATTTTAAAATCATTCCAGGCTTCAGCAAACAATCTCCTGATCGGATGTTTATTTGGCAAGACAACGAGCTCGGCCAGCATACTTGCTTCAGCAATCATTCGTTGCATTTTTGAAAGCTCGGTGAATTTTAAATTTCTCTGCATTATAATGCTAAAATCTGATCCATTAATGCTTCAGCCTGATCGACGTTATTTAATGTGGACACTAAAGCGAATGCATCATCTGCCTGGGACCATGACATATTTTCAATCAACGTTTGTATTTTCGTCCTGCAACGCTCAATCATATACTGGAAATTCTGAAACAAACCCAATGATGTTTCGTACATCCAAATAATCAATTCGCAAAATGCTTCATAATCAACACCAAATTCCTGCGCCTCATTTGTGATGTACGCTTCGATTACCGGGTTACTGATTTCACCGAGAGCAACCAGGTATTTATTTTTATATAAATCCACCTGGACTTTGATATAATCTGAAGTCCCCGTTTTATCTATTGCCGCTTTTTCTGCGCGCGACATCAGATCAACTACGATATCCTGCAATTTTTTCATGTATTCAGGAGTTTTAACCGATGACACTTCCTCAATTGAAGCGCCTTCATAATATTCCTGATTTGCAACTGAAAACTTCATTTTGATAAAAGTTTTTGTTGGCGGAATTACCGTACTGTTTGCCGGCTGATCATCATAATAATTGTAATCAACCACTTCTTCTGTGATCGGATCGTATGTAAAATATTGTTTTTCCTGAGCCATTATGAGATGTCGTTAGAGTAAGTGTCAGTGTTTGAACCTAATCGTTCAAATAATATAAAAGTTCCTGCATCAATAGTGGGTCCTGTACTCACCCCAAAACCTACCGTTGCAAATACGCTACCTGCGGCGGCAGTTCTGAAAATGCCCTCGATGAAATACCTTGCAGTTGGTGATGTGGTTGAAATCGCAATTGATGTAGGCGTGTTGCTATTCACGCTATACATCTGTGCGGCGCTCGATGTAGCCGCTTTGTGTCCAAGTGAATTATATTGCAGATCGGTGATGACGGCGGTACCCAGGAATTGAAACAATGTATTGTTTCCTGCAGCAGAGAAATTCGACATTGATATTTCCAACTTAAAATGATAAAGTGAATTTGCCTTTGCTGCAAAATTCGCTGTAGGAAACATTTTTTGTTGCGCCGTTTGGTTCGTTAAAACGTATGGTGCGCTTAAGACAATGAATGATTTTTTTGGAGAATACAGCAAATCAAATTTACCTTGCACATATCCGAAAAAGGCACTGAGCAATACCTTTTTCGTTTTGTCAGAATCGGCTGAATCTGAAAGAACTATTGAATCTCCATCGATCGGAGTAGCTTTCGAAGCTAGTCCAATTATGAAAGTACCAAAGCTTACCGCTGTCAAAGTATTTTGATAAAGTCCATCAAAATAAGTTTTTAAGAAAGCTTTCAAATTCGTGAAAGTCATTCTCTTCACTTTTTGAGTATCCGCTGAATCTGATAATATCAATTCGTCTGCATCAGCAGGAACAGGCTTTGCAGTATATCCATGCATTAATGTGCCTAAAACTGACTCAGTTAAAGCAGTTTGTTTGGTTGCAATTGCATCTGATAGTATCTTTCCTTGAGTAGCATCGAGTACTTTTCCGGCGACGAGCTGAGTAAGATTATTAACAATGTCAGTCGAATTTATTTTACCGGCCAAAACCGTTGCAATGTTTGCACCTTCCGGATATGTCTGAAAAACTGCTAACAATTCTGCAACAGTATTGACCAAAGTATCGCCGTCAGCGGTTGTACCTCCAATTATTGCATTTATCGCATTTATTTTGTCGCTTAATTCTTTCAGTGTATTTGCATCAGACGGCGCTCCATTTATTAATTGTACGATCGCGGCAACAAGATCGGCTGAAGTGGCAAATGGACTTGACCCATCGCCATCATTCGTCAATTGTGATGTTAACTCAACAGTTTCCAAATTGGAGAATCGGAACGTAACTAACATTTTGTTGCTACCAGTATTATCCCCTTTTAAGACCGTGAACACCCCTAACGAATTTGGGGGAAAATATCCATCCCATCCAATCAATTCGTATTCATCTACTGTAAAATCAATCGAGGTTATATTCCTGTTTTCATTGGATATATAAAACTCTGCACCTCTTTGAAATGTTGCATCAGTTGCAAATAAAATTGTAGTATCGCCTTCACCCTCCATGTGCATTCTTATGACTGTGTAATCATAAATCATAAATATTTCGGTTTCGCTTTCTGGCTTAATTACAAGAGTTCTGTCACCTGTAGATAATACATCGGCCAAACTGGGAGTTTGAAATTCCGGAATATCTATTTGAATTTTACCGCTATTATCGAAAGGAATATTATTAACAGAAAGTTGCATTGGATCTTTGCTGATGGAAAAGCGAACTTCATTATTTGATAGAAGTTTAATCTCGCAAATCGAATCATCAATCACTTCTTTTGCCAAATAGAAATCTTCATTTCCATCAAACATCCAAATCTCATAAGAATCATACCCTTGGGCAATTTTAAATTCTGATCCTTTTTTAAATAGACGTTGATCGAGATAAATTTTCGCATGAGACCCATTTGAAACAAAGAAAAGATATACGGTTTCGTCGCCCGGTTGCATAAAATAAATGTTCTCATCTTCTGCATATACCTTTTTTTCAGGGCGGGTTCCATTTGCAGAACTTGAGCAATCAACTGACCACATTTCGTCCCATTCTCCAAAATCATCTACTACCGGAGGATTCCAGGCAGCAAGCTTTTTTAAACGAACGGTTTGTCCTTTTTGGATTACAGGGGTTTTTCCATCATAATTGTGGAATTTAATACGATCGCCTTCCAACGTTAGCTTCGAACCAGCGAAATATACCAATTCCGAAAAAGAAGGAATTTCGCCAACATTTATTGTTATAGGCGACTCATTATCGTGGTAAACATACAGGTGCCTGTCTTCTGATTTTGCAGTATATGGAAAATCATCTTCAGTCAAATATTTGATCTCCCGGTCGCGCACTTTTAGAACTTGGCCAAGACTTGGAGTAAAAGAGTAGCCAAGCAATTTGAAATCATCCTCAGAACTCGGATTGGTTCCAACGCCATAGTCACGACCGGGACCGACAAACCAATAATTATACGGATTGCCATCTCGCAGGGTTTTGATCAATACATAACCTGCATCTTGATCCTGCAACGGCAAAACAGGATTTTGGAGATCGACAACCTGTGAAATCGGCAAGAAACCTATTTCACCAAATTCTATCTTTTGAGTTGTTTCTTCATTTTCAATGGATTCAGGATTTAACGGAGCAATATTTAATATCCTGATATCGCCTTCAGCAACAACTATTTTTGAAGGATCTTCACCCCAATCGCCATACTTACCGAATCCTTTATTCTCGACAACAACTGTGTAAACCGCGGGAATTGTCTCCGGCCCCATGTCTGAAAAAGAAATTGCATATAGATATAATTCTCCGGAAAGAATTGTCCATGCCGGAAGCAAATTTATTCTGGCTGCAATGTTCGCCGGTGTCGGCGCCCCAGTTTGGCGATACCTTTTTGATTTGAATTTCGTATCAGTTAAAGTTCCGTCACCGTTCCTGTTTTCATAAAGCCAGGTAAGCGCTTGTCGGTATAAATTTAAATCGGTCGCTGATACATAATGCGTATCACCGAATTGTAGCATATATGCAAGCAATTCTGGAGAATCTACTTTGTAACTGATCTCTAAAGGAAACGGATTTTGTTCAGGCATTTTAATTCAGGGTTATGGGTATGAATGCAGGCAATTCATATTGGGTGATGTCCGGGATGAATCCAGCAGGCGATATTGAAAGACAATTTACTTCGAGTGTAGCCATTTTTTCACTCACATTTATTGTAACGTCCGGAGGTTTGTTTTGGAAGTAATCGTTTCTGCCGATTACTAAAAACAAGCCATTCGTCAATGTGATTTTGACAAACTTTATTTTCAATAATTCATTCAAAGTCGTAGCCCGCAAAGCATCGGTTGCCGGAAAACGAAAAATTACTTTTTGTTTCCAGGAATCCCCGGCAGATGATTTGGAACTTTCCTCAAGGAAACTCACAGTCGATTTGCCGTGGTAAACTTTTTGAAATTGAGAATCCGGCGCGACCGAATTAAAGAATGGCTGAAAACCAACGATGTTCGACGGTATTAAATTACCGCCAAAATCGAGCTGAATGCCGCAAATGTTGGGCGCTTTAGCACGTCGGTCGAACATAGTGTTTGGTTTGATAGGGTGGTCAAATATACTAAATTGTTTAAATAACAACACATTACATATACCTTTTAGTTTAAATAATAAATATTTTACATTTTTTAAATTCTTTATAACACACTACTCTATTTGGTTCAATAATAACAATTAATTGATTTTCAATTGATTAATCAATTATAGTAATTGAACGCGCTGAACTTTGATGAACCTTAAAAAATTGGTTCAATAAGTTCAACATAAGAAATGAAAGAGGTAATCACTAATAAAACACTAAATATTAGTAATTTGAAGAATACTTTTTACTAATATTGAACTGTTGAACCGAATCTTTAGTGTTTTTCAATTTCATTTATTATTTTTGATATATGGGGCGCGGGGCAAATTGAAAAAAATCCCGGAGCATGAATGGCCGACATCATTGAAAGGCAAAGGAACGCTCCCTGCGGTCGCTCTTTTTTTTTCATAATCCGCTGTCGCGGATTATCCTGGCGCGGATCTGCTCGCTGAGAATCGCGCGTATAAATTTGGCCGCACAATCTTCTTGAATAACGAAGCGTCGCTGGCCGCAAACTCGAAATCTATCGAATATGGCTCAACGGATCCTCTATGATTATCCATCGTAAATAAAAAGAATGAGAAGTTTTGACTACGCAAATCGTTGCAGATATGGCTCAGAAAAGTGATAATTGTGGTGCGGGCGGACTGTCCTGCCCTGGAACGGGCTCTGCAACCAACTTTGGTTTGTAATTAGGAAATCCAAAATCCAAATATGGAATTTTTGTGTCGAGCCACTGCCGTTCGTCGTCGGGATTGATCATCAACGGCATTCTGTGATAATCTTTATCGGCGTCTTTATTGTGCACGAATTTCATCCGTTCATTTGCCTCAGTTGTTAAAACGGTGTACGAATTGTACGTCGAGCCGTCGTAATCAAGATAAGTTGAATACAATCCGGCAAGCGTAAATATTTTCGCGTCCGGATGCCAGATCTCGTAAAGCGTTTTAGTTTTCCCTTTGGGGTCGTTCCAATGGTATTCAAAGTAAGATGTCGCTGGCACCAGGCAACGCTGGTGCGTGATATTTTTATAGGAACTCCGTTTCTGAAGATATTCGAGCTTCGCGTTATAAGTGCTGTTCCATATCTTTTCTATCGGGCCGCTCCAATGTGATGGCACTAATCCCCAATGAAAATTTGTGTCGATGGTATCAGGCGTTTCTGATCTTATGATCGGGCATATGTCGTGGTCAAAGGCATACTGTTGTTGCGTCACCTCAATACGTAACTGGTCTATCGCAGCACCATATCTTTTTGCTAGTTTTTCCAGGTCGGACTCTAATTTCTTCCTGTTGCACATTTCTAAATTGAGACTATAAAATAATGATCTTGTAACTCTCGCCAATGCTTGCTTACACCAACAAACTCATAATTCACAGATTGTTGCAATTCTTTTAAAATTTGGTGTTTTGTTTCTTTATAGTTTTCGATGGTTGTCTCTTCCAGTTCCGTCATTAAGAAAACAAAAACCCTGCTTCTCTTACTTGGCACTTGTTGCATATATTCGACAGTTCGGTCGTCACTATCAAATACTTGAATGTTTAACAAAATAGATCCTTCCAATCCTTGAGTTAAATAAGTGGACATATAAACATCGATCGCGTCGTCATTCAGGTAATGTGCTGCAACGGGCGATCCAAATTGGCATAATACTGCTACTGGCTTTTTCATGCTGTTTCGTCAAAAATGTTTTCAACGGCATCACCATGTGCAACAACGAAATGATTGTCGTTACCATTCATGTAATGTTGATGCACCGTTGTAATCGACGGCTCGAAAACATCAAACACGTAATCTGCAATTGCCTGCGGATGGGCTTTGTAGTTTTCCAGCAAATCAGGATTTTCGAACGCGATCACAAGTAGTACAAATGTCTCCGAAGATTGGGTATCGTCCTCGGCAGGATGATCTATTTCTCCTTGGTATAAGCCTGCATCGAGCAAATCGGCCGTATGAATGTTTTCATGTATCCAATTCGCGACCTTTTCGTGATTATAATCGTGGCCACCGATCATGAAGTCGTTAATCGGGGTATTGAATTTGTATTGTAGAATTCCAGTTTTCATTTATCTTTTTTATTTAAAGATAAAAAATATTTTTCAACAACGATGTTAATGTTGTAACTCACAACAGGCTTTCGTTTTAATTTTGATGAATGCATCCAGTAGATAATAAACCCACATCTAAAAAGATCACCGAACATCGGTTGAGAATGGCGTGGAACGAGCAAGCGGTTAAAAATCTCGGCTTGCAGATAAGTAAAGAGCACAATCAAATAAAGACGATTTCCGTAACTCAGGGAAATTATAATTTGTTTCATGCCTGGTCGGCACGAGGTGGACAACAGGAGAATTACGATTTACATGTAAAGCTTGAGAAGTTTTTGAAAGCCTACATCGAGCATGTGAAAAATTTTCCTGGGGCAAACGACATGGGCACTGGTGATCCCATCCGATTTATACCAAATTGGTAAAATTACTAATTTTGCCAAGTTGACACACACCACTTGCAACCAGAGTAATTTGTGTGTATATTTGCAATACCAGGTCCGAGAAAGTATCAAAGGTATTTTTCCGGAGTTGGCTGAGTGGCTGAAAGCAGTCGTTTTCTAAACGACCGACCGGGCAACTGGTTCACGGGTTCGAATCCTGTACTCCCCGCTAATTTTTTAAATCAGTAAAGGCGCCTTGCGGCGCCTTTTTGGGTTATAGGTATCGTCAATTCTATTAAGTTAAAATCGATTTTTATATTCCAACAAATCATTTTTCATTGCGTTTCGATGAATAGCTGCAGTAGCGACATTTGCTTTATCCTTAAAAAATAACAACTTCCAATCAGTAGCCTGTAGATCCGCATTCGTTGGAACATAGGGATAACGAATTCCGGTACCCAAACATTGTTGGTACAAGCGATTTTTATACAGTGTGATCACTGTGTCGTTCTTTACAACTTCACGTTGTGCGAAACCCTCATTATTGAGGTGAATGTGAACCAATGCAAAATCGCAATTTGATTCGATAAAAAAATTTTCCATTTATAAATGAATTAGATTTGTGTGATTTAATCCCGAACCACACTTACGGGTTTAATTACTGTCAGAAGCGTCATTCATGTCATTCCGAGTATTCGATGTACGACGCTCATCAACTTGTCGGATTCGGCTTTATTGGCAACTTTAGCGTAGGCCTTGTATTCGGTCAAAAATTCCTGGTCAATAAAAACTTCGGTAACTTCTACGAACTCATACGTCTTTTCATAGTGTTCTCGGAATTCATGCTGCAGCTGCATCATGGTTCTGTTTTTGTGAATTGACCCATGACAATCCATCGGACCCCAATAGATATTTCCATCTTCGGAAACGCGGAAATTAATCTGTACATCAATTTCTCTTTCATTGTCAAAATATTCCGGAACTAAAACTTCAACGTGTGGTTGAATTTTGATAAATTGTGTCATACTATTTATTTTTTTGAGTAAACAGCTTGGTCTTCTAGCAGCCCGTATTTGCAGTAGTAAAACCTCTTTTGATCGATTGTAATAAAGCAGTGCGCTGGGATTGTTTTTGTAAATGACTGTAATTTTGTGATAGCAGCGCCGACGCTCAAAAGGCTTCCGAAGACAGCAAAGCTTCCGGAAGCGATCGCGCCTTTAGCTTTTTCTTTTTGTGGTATTTTTGCAAATGTTGGCATATTAAATCGCAAGCTTAATTTGATTTTCCCACCAGTCAACATGCAAAAGTAAATCGTAAACGCGATCATGCCATTTAGAGATCATTCTACGCATCAATCCAAGATCTTCCCCTTTTGCAAAAAGCGCGATACATGGAATATCTTTTGCCCAAGCAGCACCCAGTTCGCAACAAGCGTCTTTTCCTGCCGGACCATAATAAATTAACAGATCACATTCTGTTGCTCCTTTTGTGTCGAAGTCAAATGCTTGGGCTCCATTATCTGTCCAAACCCATTTTTCGAAGTTAAATTCTGCATTATCATTTGATGCGTAACCTTCATCATAATTATTTTCGACCCACGAAATCACTTCGTGGCCTTTTTCGCGAAGTAAAGCGGTAAGCATTTCGACGCCATGCTGATTTTTCCAGCTTGAGGCTATGTAAATTTTCATAGTTTATCGCTTTTTATATGTGGATTGATATTTTTCTGGAACAACTGATCGAGGACGTTCTTTCAAAAGAATTTTCATTCCCTTCATGGCCGACGTCAATTTTTCAAACGCAGCAGCCTGCATGTGGATGCTTGAAACAGAATTCAGTTTTGCTGCTGTTTCGGCAAGAAGTTGCACATCAATTAATGATAAATTCTGTGCAGCTTTGTAAAAAGAGTCAAAAGCGACTGCCGGTATGTTGCTACCATCGTAACTCGCTATGCCCGAAAACTCCAAGCTATATATCACGATTGCGCGATCAATTACTTTTTCAATTTGAGAATATGGTAACATAAAAATTTGTTCATGCCCAAACCTCTCGAACATGTCGTCCCACGAACCGAAACCATACTGCTGTGAGGCGATATTTTTAGCTCTTTGCATTCGTTCGTTTTTCATTCGCTTGGTATTTTTTTTATTTCGTAAAATATCACAATCACCACTATTGCAGCAATACAAACCGCTGCCATAACTTTGAAAAAAGTATTCATAATTTTTAAAAATGATTCATCGGTTCTGCCGGCAGTCTTGAGATATTCCTCCCCAAAATGTTTTGAGATTATTGCCGGATAAGCCTCAGGCTGTTTTGCCGGTGGCGGTTGTCTAAAAAAACTCATCGCACGAAAACTTGAGTGGTTGGCGCATACTTGATCATCGCATCAATACCGTTTTCGCGACCAGAGTTTTGCTTATACAGTTCACTCTTCAGCAGCAGAATAGTGCGATCGTGATTCCATAGATTAAAATACGGTTGCTGATTTGTGCCAAGCTTGCGCTCGTAATTTTTTAAATCCTGACTGCACACGCGCGTCTGATCAATCATGCTGTAGATCTCTTCTCGTGTTTTCTTTCCGCTGCAGCTCCCGATGATTTCGCCATTTGGAGCCGTCAACACATAATGCAATCTTCCGGAAAGACCTTTTCTAATTTCGTAATAAGGTTGATTCATATTTGTGGGTTTAAATTGGTTATGATACTATCGTAAATTCTCGCTTACCAAGTTTTGTCTCCAGGAAATTCTCTGTTTTTTCAATCACGTCAGCTATAGATTTTCCTCCGACAGTGGTTTCGGCAAAATAATCTTGATCATGGCGATTCATTTTCATAATAAATTCGCCGGCGTAAGCTTTGTTTTTGATGATTTTTTTAATTTTTACTTGGGAAAAAGAAATACCGTTTTCCCTCGAGAAAAATTTCCTGAGTTTTAAATAAAAGGTATCGCAGCCGCAATTTTTACAAGTGTGAAGTTCTGCTTCTGGCCATGATGGATCCGGCATTCTTTGTTTCTCTTCTTCAGATTCGTGAACTGTTTTGCAAGTTTTGCAAATGTGTAATTGATCTCTTCTCATATACCGAAACCGTTAATTGATTCATCCATCCAGAAAATAGTGATCTGATCTTCCATATCGAAAAGTACTTTAGCTGCTTCTTTTTCGTCCGGGATTTTGCCGGCTTCCTCAAACAGTCGATGCATGCGACCGAGGCCTCCGAAAAATGCACGCTTTAATTCGCGCAGCTGATCTTCCGGCATTGCGTCGAGATCATAACCTACAAGATCGAGGTAGGCGTCAAACTCTTCTTTTAATTCAAATCCTTCCATTATTCTTGATTTTTGATTTGTGGACTTTTTACTAAAATGCTCAATCTGACTGTTTCGAGCTTATTGAAATACGGCAGCATGGCTATGATATCGCCCATGTGAATAATTGGAAATTGTCTGTAGATATCCGTGAAAATTTTATATACATTTTCGGGATCATGCTCAAAGCAAGTCCCTTTGATGCATTGATAAATTTCCCTGGCACGGCTATCGACAGAATCTCCGTAATGTCCGGCCTTTCCAAGTTTATCGATGAATTTTTGAATATCGGAATTATCGGAATTTCCGGAATTCAGTGCCGGAATTTCCGGAATCGGATCGGAATTATCGGAATTTCCGGAAAAGCTGCTGTCAAACCGCTTTGAGTTTAACAGCAATCCCAGTTCTCGAATCTCGTTATCGGAACAGGCGTTTAAAAATCTTTCCGGAGTAATATCAATTGTGTTGGTTTGATTGATCGTTGGCATCGGCTATCCTTTTTTGCGCGACATCAACTGGACGATCGCAATTTCATTTTTTTGCATGTTGATCATTGTGTTCGATATGTCGCAAATGGCTTTCGCTTGGGGAATATACTTGTCGCTCTGAGAGACTTTGGTAAGCATGTCTGATAAAGCGTTTTTGATTGCGATACTTTCAGCTGACGGCTGATAACCTACTAAATCACCTAATGTTCCTGTAGCGGGCAAATTTTTGCCGTTTTCTTGAGTTTCTGTAGGTTCTTCTGAAGTTGAGTTTGCTGTTGTCATGGATTCGTTTTTTTTAAGTTGCTTATCAGTGATTTCTGGAAATTGCTTTTTTGGTGGGTTGATATCGTGATCATCGTCAAAATCTTTCGGATTAAGTCCAGGGATTTTTTCCGGAATTTCGAGTGAAATATTACTGAAGAAAGTTTCAACCAAATGTTTTTCCAGACTAATGTTATCCGGATCAGCTATAATTGAAACTGCACCGGAAGGAAATATTCTGTGTGTTTTAATTTTGATAATTTTCTTTTGATAAAGAACTGACTTCCCGTACAGGTCCTTAATCCGTTGGTCGACTGTTTTTGTCATGGATAATTTTCTTTAACTTGTTAATTAATTTTCTATTTTCTTTATAATCTTCCGGCATATTAGATCGCCGGATGGCATTTCTTCGAGCATGCTCACTTCGATCTATAATTTCCAGATCTGTCAATTCACAGAATAATTTTACTCCGTCTTTTGGAACTACAAGCTGATCGCTTCGAAGTTCGCCGTGCGCTTGTTCCCAAAGCCACCGGTTGTAGTGAACATATTCCTTTTCAGTTTTAATCACCACAAAAAGCCCTTCATCATGTTGCTTCTTCCAAACTCTTAATGTCCCGATCGGGTATGATCCGGTTGTAGCCCAACGTTTCTTCACATTATCATATCTACCAGTTTCAGAATTCCTCCGGCGAATTGACGCAATTTGCTCTGGAGTTCTATGAAGATCTAAATACACGCGCTTTTTTCTGATATGCTTACATGTCCATAATTTGCCTTTTGGCCAGGTATATTGAAAAAATTCCGCGAGCTCCACATCGCCGACGTCGCCAAAACTTTGCTTTAAATATTCAATTTGCTCGGTGGTCCAATATTCCATTTCCATTCGCTTCAAGCCCATTGAATGCAATTCATTGCGAAGCCTTGTCAATTTTAGACCAAGTGCTGCGGCCAGTTCGGGGTTTGTCATTTTAAGCCAATTATCCTGGATAAATTTGTAGTCTTTAGGGCTAAAAATTATTTTGCCTCTTTTGCCGGTATCCATCGTCACGGATTTAAAAAATTAATTTTACTTCGTAATCTGATTGGGTTTGCAAACACATATTTTCAACCGACAATAATTTAATTCCCTCGCTGCCGTCAATTTTCCACCAACCTTCGCGATTGTTAAATTCATTGATTATCCCGGTCACGTTTTTATCGTCGACACCTAAAATCATCACTTCATGGCACAATTGTTTCAAAAAAGTTTCAAAATAATTTCCATTATTATCAGTCAATCGGTATTCAGATCCGCTCCAAAAATCAACCATTTCTTTCATCATGTCGTTCATAGACATTTGTAATTCGCCATATTGAAACTTGTAGTCAAAATTAATCTCAACTCGTATTTCCCCCGATGTCGGCGCATGCTCGACAGTGTATGTTTTAACGTCCATAAATTTTAATTTAAACAGGTAAATAATTTCTCCAGATCAGAGACTTTCTCGAAGACAGCCACGACGTAGCGGCGATTTTTTTCAATGGCTTCAGTAAAGCTTTTCAATCGAAGCTTGTAACCTTTATCGCCACCTATCGGCACGACATATTCAGATCCGATTTTTAATTCCCGGTTGAAAATTCTAACGACCGGCAGCCATGTTTTTTCTCCGGTGGAAATATTCTCAATTTCAATCAGGTTGTTGACCTGATCGAAGTCGCTCGGATGAAAGCCGAACGGTAAAATTCTTTTGAATTTGATGCCGTCTTCTTCCTGAAGGAAGATCTGATTTGGCAAAATGTTGGTTGGAATTCCTTTTAAATTTGTCATGGTAAAAAATTTAAGGGTTAAATAAATTGAGTTGTTTTGGCAATTTTTTAGGCGGTGCCTTTCGCGTTGTATTTTTAGGTTTTGGAAGTGCCGGCACTTCTTTTATCAATGGCATTTCAAACTGCAGCACATAATCATATTCCTGGCGCAGCGCCTCGATATGTTTTACCTGAAGCTTTGTGAGTGTGTTTTCTTCAACGAGCACGTAGATGGTGCGCTTCGTGGAAACCACATTTACAATTCCTACGAGCCGTTTCTGCAAGTAGTATTTTCTCCAGGTCACTTTTTTAGCTTGCATGACGAACCGGGTTGATTGGAATGAATTGTTGGTTCTCAGATCGCGTAAGAATGAAAATGTTTCCGGCTTTTATATTTCGGTGGAATTCATGTTTGTCCATTGCCTCATAAGGCTTAAAAGGCCCCATAAATTCTTTCTCATGCTGGAACCAGTAGCTAGTATTCAATTTTAATTTACTGTGCGGTAAAGTAAAATCTTCAGCTACGGCGGTCCGTAAATTCAAAAAGAAAGTAATCGTATCAATGCCAGGCTCATGAGTAAGAACATAAATCATCGGAGTGGCCATGTAAAGCTTTGTGATGATTTCGCCAATGTAATTTGACTGGCAAATCTCGTGCGGTCCGCAAAAGTTTCCGGAGATCTTCGACCTTTCGAAAAAAATTGCGTTGTCTTTCAATTCCTGGTCGTCAAAAAGATCTTCTTTTTTCGCTGGTCTGAGGTACACTAATTTTTCCATAATAACAGTTCATCGATTTTGGTTAAAGAGAAATATTGTAAAAAATACAAGTCATACATTTCACCATACTTGTGTGATCGTTCCACAAGCGCTTCAATTACGGCCATTACTTCATCGACCGTTTTACAGCTATTCAAAATTTGTAATATTTCAACTTGGTTATACATCATGCTGCATCATCTTCGCCTTCTTCCCATGGTAATGGCCCAGTTGGCACTTCAGAGTTTTTGACAGGACGAATACGCGTTAAATTGACCACGCCCATTCTAACCATCATCGTATAATTAAATGCGTAACAGGATCCAGAACCTGTTGTAAAATTCATCGCCCGGACAGGACCAATGTAATATGGTTTTGACTTGAAGTATCCGCGTAGAGTCGCTTCATTAATTGGATCCTCATTTTTTCTCCGTGAAACTTCATTGACATAATCCTGGTGAACTTTACCTAAGCGTAGAAAGAGAATTTCGTCACCATTGTTATTGATGTATTCTTGTACCTTATCAGGATCCTTCGAATGATTGTATTTAAAAATTGATTTCGGCTCGATTAAAAAATCTTCACCCACATGTATCTTTGCCGGTTTTTGATCAAGAAGCGACTCAAGCGCTCGCCAAAATGTTGCAGTTCCTTCAGTCTCAGAAATCATACTTGAAATTTCAATAATCGAATCTTTGCAATGGTTGTAGAAAACTTTCCACTCAAATGGAAAAACAAATTTGTTAAACAGGATTTTCACCGGCGCCATGATCGTAACAAAGTTCTCGAGCATACGTTCCATGTATTCTTCTTTGATATCGTGAATCAATTCGCGGTTTAATTCCTCGATCACTACAGTAAGTTCACTTTGAATTAAAGGTCGATACTTCAGAATTTCCAAAAGCATTGATGTCATTCCTTTCTTTTCGTATGCCTTCAGCTTCGAGTAGGCAATCTTTTCATCGGCTGTATAGTTACGCTCAACAAAATGCGAAACAATTGATCTTGACGTTAGCGAGTTATCATCCCACGAAGACAAGTATTGTGACAACAGAATACAAGCGCAATTAATTTTTGTAAGGTTTGTTTCTTTGCCGCCAGTGGCCATCCCGGTCTCACGTCCACGATCGTCAAACGCAGCTTTCAGGGTTTGCTTTTTTACTTCATGGATATTATCGTTAAACTCTTCAAAACCCACCACAATATTTCTGATCTTCGATGACCTCCGGAAGAAGCCGACCATGGAACCTGTATTTAAATCGAACGATTTCTGGTTAGGAGTAAACAAATAGGTAAGCGATTCTGCGAAAGATGTTTTTCCGGACTGCTTCTGGCCACTTAAAAAAAAGTGTGGAAACGAAGAAAATTGATTTAAAATAATATCTCTGAATAGCGCTGACACTGCGAACGCGATTCCGACCATTGATTTTTCTCCGTAAATTGCATGGTAAATTGACATCCACTGATTAAAATTGATTGGGGATTCTTTATAAGCAAAATTTCGTACTCCTTCATGTGAATCATCATCCGATCGGGATTCGGTATGGTATTTCGAAAATGCCGGAGAATAGAAAAACTCTTTGCGTTCCGGCTTTTTATTTTCTTCGTCAGCTTCTATATTCACTTCGATAATGCCATAGGGATCGACTTCAAAGAACTGGCCATCCATGACAACGCCATTTCCGAATGCAAAGAAGCCTTCGGGCTGCTGTCCTAGCGTCGTAAGTTCCCATGCTGGTTTGAAGTTGTACAAAAGCTTATTTTTAAATTGTTTGAAATGAAACGCGGACGCGGCCGGCGTAAACGTGTAATTATAACCATCGACAATTTTATCCTGGAACAAAGTGAATCCGTTGATCTCTTTGTTGTGCAACTCTATAATCCCTTTCTCGCCGATATCATTGATAAATTCAATCAGCCTTTTCCCATCACCCTTTCCTGATTTTATCATATATAATGGCTGCGCGATGAAATTTGTGCCTTTAAAAAAGGTATCGCCGGCGCCGCGAAAGAATGTGCATTTTTGCTCTTCAGAAATGACGTATCCGTCCTTTTTGTATTGTACCATATCGCCGTCTTCAGGAAATCCGACACTCATTAATTCCGCTTTCTCCTGGTCGTAACGTGATTTGTCACTTTTACGCTTTGTCGTTTCAAAAGCCTCGAGCTGATCGATTTGCTCGTTAACTTCTTTCGCGGTTACCTTTAGTTTTTTAGCGCATTCTTTAACGTATTCTTTTCTTAATACCGAATTTTTGATCTTGATCAGAGTTTCAGCGATCACCGTTACCGCTGCCGAAACTGCATGCGGATCGTTGCTTTCATTTCTTAATTTTGTAGCCTTCCAAGTCAACGCGTCCTGCGTATTGTCTTTCAAATAAGCATAAAGCTTTTCGCCCTGCGCTTTTGAAAGCGTATCGGGATCGTCTCCGTTCTTTAATTCGACAATCGATACTTTAAAACCGAAACCCAATGCAAGATCAATGTCTCTATTTGCCGCTTTTAAACCGGCTGCATCGCCGTCCCTGACAATTACTATGTGATTGCATAATTTTTTCAGCAACTTCAAATGTTCAAGAGTCAAAGCCGTTCCGCAGGATCCAACTGTGTTATTTACTTCCTTATCGTGGAACCCGATTACATCTGTGTAGCCTTCAGTTAAATAAACCAGGTTGTTTTTGATGATCGCCATTCGCGCCTGATAAACACCATATAAAACTTTTTCCTTCGCATAAAGCGGCGTATCCGGGCCGTTCAAATATTTAGCAGTAGTCTTTTTCTTTTCGACTGCCTCATTCGACGCGCGGCCGCCAAATGATACGATTCTGCCCTGTGGATCGTGAATCGGGAACATCAACCGGTCATTATAGAAATCATACGTTCCGGATCCTTCATTTTCCTTTTTCACTAAACCAATTGTAATCGCTTCTGAAAGCTTTCCTGTTTCTTTTACCTGAGCTGTGATATCCGATTTTGGATCCGCGTAGCCAATGGAAAATTGTTGAATGGTTTCATCGGAATAATTACGATCTGAAAGATTTTTCTTTGCCCAATGCGTTTTAGGTAACTTGTCAAAATGTTGTAAGAACTTAGTATTTGCCCATGTGAGCATCGATTTGTAATAATCCAAAAGTTTTAACCGGTCAAGTTCTTCCTCAGACATTTCGACCTTTTCAAGCGTAATATTTGCGAGTTCTGCAACTCGGACGACGGCTTCGATCCAACTTCGATTTTCGTGTTTCATCACGAAATTGACCGGCCCAACGCCCCCGATTCCAGAACTATTATCTTTCCAGATCTGCTTTGCCTTGGAAGCAACAAATGATGGTGTTCGTTCTTCACCAAATGGTGACAGCGCTTTCCAGTTCGAACCTGCCTTTTTTAGGTCTGGAATTAACTTTTCGAGTATTTCTATAAGATCTACTTCGAGTACGCGCTCTATTGATTCTCTCTTGTACATAAAATTTTACGGGGTCTAAATTTTTATTGCTGTTTGTTATTGGTTATTTAATACGCCCCGTGTTTTCCCAAGCTTCTTTGATTTTTGAATGATTAAACCCTTTGACTTCGCCAATTTCACCCGCTTGATAATGGGAAATGACGGTCGTTTTTTTATTTATCTGCGATGCCGGTTTTTCGGTTCCGTCGTTAAACTTAAACGTTCCGGTATTCTTAGATTTTTCTGTGTTTTCGTTGTTGTTCATAATTGTTTGTTTAAAAAACCGCTCCCGTCGTGGGAGCGGCTCTGGTTTTAAAAGCTCTAATCAATAGCTTCTTGAAAAAAATAGGTAAGAACGTGTGGTATTATATATAGATGTACTCCAGCTATATCAGATTGATGTGCTGCGCTTTCAGCGCGAGCTCTTGTTTTGTTTGCACGTTAAAAATGGCGTACAACTCTTTTTTAAGCAAATGCATAGTTCCTTCGGGAATCGAAAGCGTTAAAGCGATGGTTTGATTTGTGGCATTTGTGACAAGCAATTTCACGAGGTCAATATGGCGCTTAGATAAGATGCTGCCATTGTACTTAACATGGCTGCAAACAATACCTTCTCCGGAACAGAAACCACGTAACGGGCAATCCCAGTAGTCGCCCCGGGATAATTTGTTGTCTTTAATATCGGCATCGTAATCAATACCTCCGAATCTGCAATTAGCCAATTGCTTCACTCTTTTAAACTCTGAATCCGGATGCATCTTTTGAAGTTCTTTTTTCAGCTCGGGATTAGCATTTATTTCCTCGATGAATAATTGATAATGCGGAAAAGATATTTGTTCAAACGGTTTGATCGAGCCGTTAGATATTACCATCAATTCATCGCCATCCTTAAAAAATTCGGCGTTGTTGTTTAGCATTCCCTGATAAATTTTTGTAGGTGTCATGGATTGAAAAATTTATTTGGTTACTGTTGAATTTAATGCTTCGATAGCGGCCTTTTCCTCATTCGCCATTTCAAGCAATACAGCAAGAATTTGGTTCTTAAATGTAGAGTAGCGATCATGGCGCGTATTTCGAACTGCATCTTTTGAGATGTCGAGACCTTTTAGAGAAAGGCGCCTTACGGCTTCCGATGCATAGCTTTTCGGGAGAAATCTATCCAACAGATCGAAGATGACAACACCATTATGCATCTGCACATTTTCGCTTTGTTTGTTTTTGTTTATCTTTGTCAT